ATACTCCAGCAAGATATTGTCCATCCATAAATTGAATAAATCCAGCTTCAGCACCTCTATCATATTGATAAACAGGATTACCTTTCTTATCTAAAGTATAATCAATAGAAATAAGTTTTGGAATACTATTAAGTTTATATTTAACAACTTCTTCTATATGTCCTTTAAAATCACTCTTTTCACCAATGTTTAATTCCCATGATTTAGACATATCATCAACAGTATCTACATCTTCTGTATTACTTCCTTCCTCTTCTTGATTACCTTTATTTTCATCTTCAACAGCTTCAAATTCTAAATCAATTTGACCATATAATGCAGCAACATCTCGCTTCATTTTTAATTCTTCGATAAATGTTTTATCGGAAAGACTTTCAAATGCAGCAAGTTGATTACGAAGAATATTATTGTCTAATTTTTCAATGATATTCTTTAATGCAATAGTTCTTGATGTTTCAGCAATAAGTTTATTATATTCTTCTTTTAAAACATCATCATCTTCTAATTTATTTTCTACATTATATTCTATAAAACTTAATAATCCTTCTTTTACATAATTAATAATATCTTTTAAAGATTTAAATTCTTTATTATTATTAAATTTATCAATAGTATAAACACTTGCGATATTACTAGCAATAAAATTCAATGCTTCTATTTTAGCAAGTTTGCTAGTAAATCTACCTGTTTGATGTTTATCAATACCTTCTTGCAAAGATTGCAAATTCTTTGTTTTAGCATTATAAACTTCTTTCAATATTTCAAATGCTTGTTTAGGAGAAGTTTTAGCATTAACACCTTTTTTATCTAAAGCTTTTTGAAATTCAGCAGTACCAACTGTAGCTAAATAATCATTATAAAGTTGTGTACCGATAGCAGCATTATTCTCAATATAAGAACGAAGTTTAGGATAATTGTTAAGTGTAAGATTAGAACAACTCATATTAGTAAGTATTTAATTAATAATATTAATAACAACATCATGTTCTGACTATGACAAATTGAAAAATTGATGCCTTGTCAGAACATGATTTTTAGGCTGTCTGACGGACTTTTATCGAAATCCGATACATACTACATACAATATATAGAAAGTTCGTCAGTGGTCAGCATTTGGCGTGCAGCAGCTTGTAATGATGGCGAAATGTTATTGACGACAGAATTGAAATTTGTTACTGATTGTTCATTAATAATACTAAATCTAAGACCTTTCTTTTTAATATTCTTTTTTGTATTACTAGTATCTTTATTATCATTTTGAACATCATCAGTCTTTATTATTTCTTGTTTTTCTTCTTCAACTTTATTTACATCTTGTTCATCTTTAAAATCTAATGTTGTTTGAATAACTTTTTTAGCTTGTGTTTTTTTACTTCTACCTTTAGTTATTTTATTAAGTAACATCATTTCTCTGTATAACAAAGAATTTCTATCAACTTCAATACCAAGCATATCTGCTATTACAAGTAATAATTCTTGAAATAAATTCTTTACTTTATCTTTAAATCTACTACTTGCTGGTATTTTATTTAAAGTTGACATTAAATCTCTATTAGTTAAAGATTCAACAAGAAATTCTTCAAGATTAATATCTCTATCTTGACTTATATCAATAAATTGTTTTAGATATGGTAAATCTTCATTATTAGGTTCTTTCTTTTCTAATTCTTCAACATATTGTTTATATCTATTATATATATCTTCAATAATATTTAATGCTTTTTCTTTATTATAAACTGTATCAAGTTGTTTATGTAGACTTTCATGAATAATAGTTCTAATTAATCTACCATAATTCATATTACCAATACGATTACCATTTAAAGTAATTTCTTTTGTATTAATATCATACAAAGCATATATAGGTTTTGCTTCTGTATCAACTATATTATCAATATTAATAACTTCTGGTAATATACCAATATGTTCTAATGCTTCGATATATCCTAATACTTCATTGTTATTACGAAACATTTCACGTAAAGCATTATTAGTTTTATTAATAGCTAATTGTTTGATAACAAATTCTGCATTAACTTTATCATCTAATAAATTAGCTGTATTAATCCAACTTGTTTCATCCGCTTTAAATACAACTTGAACTGTTGTTAAATTAGTTTTATGAAATATTCCACTAATAGTATTATCTTCATTTTTTGGTAAATTTTGTAAATTAGTTGAAAGAAAATTATTACTAACAAGAAAATCTTGATAACTATTAAATTCTTTACTAACTTTACCAACAGATATTATTGTTTTACCATTTTCTCTTTTATAATATTTTGTAGCAACAGGTATTTTAACTTTATCATTTATAAAACTAAATGGAATACCAATTGTAGCATTTGTAAATAAATTATTAATATTTTTCTTTAATTCATTTTGAATATATTCATCATTAATGGTTCTTATTGTAGCACCACGAGCTTTATCGGTAATATTATATTTAGTATCTTCAATACTATTTATTTGTAATTTTCTACCACTAGCATCATCATAAATACTAAATAGCCATTTATTATCTTTAGTTTGAAAACCAATACTATTACCTCTTTTACCAGGTTTTACATTTATATTAATTAAACCGCTATTGCCTGTTAAAGCAAATACATCATTAGAGAATTGTTTAAAACTATAAGTATTATCTGATATAAATCTAGTAATAATGTTCTTTAACTCTTCTTGTGTAGCATCTATTAATTGTTTACCGAATGGACTAATATCATTACTTGATAATTCTTTTTGATAACAATAAGCATAACTAGTTTGTCCATTTTCTCTAGGTATAGCAATCATAGTCATACCAACAATAGGATAACCATTAACAATATTTGGAACAAGAGAATTAGCAAATTGTAAATTATTAGGTTTAGTAATTGTAACTAATGGATATTTATCTTCATTATAATCATCTATTACTTTTGTTATATTATTTAATTTAGATTTATCTTTTGGGTCTGATAAATTAATTGTTCCTTTATATAATTTATCAATAACAAATTTACCTTTAGCTTTTTTAGTTGCAACAACATGTGCTTGAGCATAACTATTGGCTAATTTATTAAACCAATTATTAACACTTTCTTCTATATTAAAATTATCTGCCGCAACTCTAGCATAAAGTTTTCCAATATGCATTACAATATTTTCTATTTGCTTTTCTGCTTCTTCTTGTATTTCGCTTAATGTTTGTCTAAAATTAATAAATTCTGGATAACTAGATAATTCTATAAATATTTGGTCACGATAAATTTTAACATCATCTTTTTTATTTCTAGAAAAAGCAAATGCTCTTAAAGCAGACTCTAAATCTTCGGTTGGTTCAGTAAATACTTTTAATATAAAGTCTTTTAATTTACTTTTAGCAAAACTTTCATTTAAAGTAATGTCGTATAACCAACCTTCATTAGTAGTTCTATAAACACCTTCATTATCTATTTGTGGTACACCAAGATAACCAACAAAATTTCCATCTTTTCTTAATATAATTCTACCAAGATAAGTATCATATTCATATTCTAATTCATCGCCAGGATTTAATTTTGTTATAGTTTCAAAATCAGTATCATCAATATTAGCATTATTTGGAATATATTCTTCAAGTTTAGCTTTTTCTCTACTTGTTAATGTTAATAATCTATTTTTATATTGTTCTTTGCTAAGATTTAATATTGTATCATTATCAGTTAATACATATTCTGTATTATTTTTACTATATATAAATGATTTAATTTCATCATATAAAAATTCTGCTACTAATCTATTATTAGATAAATTATAAATATATTGTGTTAAAGTATCAGCGTTAATATAAGTTTTACCTTTTATAGTACGACCATAAGTTTTACCATTATCTGCTTGCTTTTTAGCAAATTCTTCTAATATAGCAATTATATGTCGTTGTTTCTTATTAGGTTTTTTCTTAATAATAGACAATGTAGCATTTTTCAATAAAACTCTATCACTTTCTGATATAGCACTTTGTAATTGATTATTATCACCAAATACAGCTAAATCATCAGTAAAAGCGCTAATAGTATTCATCCATGTATTATCTACTATTTCTTTACTAAATCCTAATTCTAATAATTTATTTAATATTGCTTCTTTATTATTATTAGCAAATTGAGCAAATTCATTATCATTTAATTCATCAATATTAACATTAGAAGCAACAGCAATACTATCCAATTGATTATATAATTCTTCAGAAGCAGCATCATATAATTCATTTTCGCTTAATTCAGCAAGATTGAGAGTTGGTTCTGCTGTGGCTGTAGTAGCATTATCCTCTACGGGCAAGCTACTGCTAGCTTTATCATCTTTAGTATCTGTTGCAACTGGAACAGCTTCAGGAGTTATAGTAGTTTCAGGAGTTTTTGATGTATCAGTTGTTATATCTTCTTCTAGCTTGCCCGTAGAGGATGCGATGTCATTATCAACAGGCTTGCCATCTAATTCTGGTACATCATCATCTTTATTTACAGTTTCATCATAAGCAGCTTGTCTGTTTAATTCTTCATCTATAAACTCTTTTTGTAATTCAAGATTATTTAAATCATATTCGGCTTCTTGTAAAACTTTTAAAGATGTATTATAAGCATCTGCATCTTTTTCTTCCATATTAGTAACATCAAAATTATCTCTATATTTTCTATATAAATCATTTTGAGTTTTAATAGCATTGTTTATAATTTTTCTTCTACTTTCATCAAGAACATTTCTAAGTTCTGTTACTCTTTTCTTTAAAGCTGGTTCTGTCAAATCAACACTCTTTTCATTTAATCTATAATTCAAGTCATTATCAAACTTTCCATATATAGTATTAAATTCATCAGAATAATTATCACGAACTTTCTTTGCAGTATCAATTATTTGTTTGTCATTTACAACACCATTTTCATCATATAAATCAGCTGGTTGTATTTCTTCTAATTGTTTCTTTTGATTTTCTAATTCATCTAATAATTGTTTCTTTTCTCTTTTTGATAAATTAGCATCAGTTTTTGTATTAAATATTTGATTTTCAATAGCACGTATTCTATTTCTATAAACAAGTTTTTCAATAGCAGAAACATCTTCTTGACTAATATTTATATTATCATCAGCCATTACTTTATTATATAAATTATCATTATATAACTTCAATGTATCATATAATTGTTTTTTATTATTTTCTTCTACTAATTGTCTTGCTATAATACGACCAATATCAAAATTACCACCAACTTTATTTACTTTATCAAATACATTCAAATACAATTCTTTTGTATTATCAAGTCTTTCAATAAATTGTTTTTGTAGTTCTAACGCTTCATTATCTTTAATATTAAGTTTTTCTTTAAATCCTTTTGCTATATTTGTATCTCTAGCAAATTCTTCTAACAATTCAAGATTACCATTATCAATAGCATCTATTATCATTCCATCAAAATAAGAATTACGAGCAAGTTTTTCTAGTTCTTGACGTTCTGTATCATTAATAATATCGGCAGCAACTTGATTTCCTTCAGCATCTCTAATTGTTATATAAGGGTTTTTATTTTGATTAATACTATTAATAGCTTCATTATATCTTTGAAAATGTAATTGTCTATTTAGTATTTCTTGTTTCTTTTTATCTTCAGCATTTGTCCATTCTTTATTTAGCTTTCTTTGAATAAATCCACCAGCAGCATCAGCAGCACCACTAAATACTACACCACCAATAACACCCCAAAAAGCTGACTCCCACATCATTGGGTCTTTAAGATAATCTTTAACAGTCTTAATATCAGTATCTTTATCAAAAGCAAGTTTAGCTAATTCCATACCTTTTTCACTACCGATATAGTTTATAGCTTCTTCTATACCTTCTGTCCATTCATTACGAGTGCCTGTTGCAATACCATAGCCAATATCTTTTATCTTATCTATTGCTTTATCTTTAAAAGTAGTTTTAGCTATTGCTTCTTGTATAACAGCAGCTTCATCGCCAAATTTTGCAGCAGCAGCTTTATTAAGTTTTTGTAATTTTCTAGTATTACTACCTTGTAATGCTTTTGACCACATATTCTTTAATCCATATACTTGTGCTATATCAAACATAGTATTCCATAGATTAAAATCAAAACTTTCATCTCCTGCATTATTTGCTATATCTTTTGCTATTTCTTCATTTGTTTTATTTGCATATTCTGGATTGTTTTTATCAAATTCAGCACGTTGCTTAGTGTCCATACTATTAAGTTCTTTAATAGCATAATCATAAGCATTTTGACTAGTTTGATTAGCTTCTTGATAATTTTCTAACATACGCATTGTAATACCAGTCTTAGTAGCATCTATACCTTTAGCAGCAAGTTCTCTAGTTTTCTCTGATAGTTTCAATACATTTGCTAATTTATTACCAGCTTTATTAATACTAAGTAAACTACCAATTTTAGATAATCCTTTACTAACTCCAACTCCAGGAACCATTAAAGTTAAACTACTAGCTATACTAGGAGCATTACTAGCCCACCATGCAAAATCTGTAACATCAAATGCTTTAGTTGGGTCTTCTCTATATATCGGCATTTGTTCATTAATAGACTCTTTAAATTGTGCAAGAGATTCAACTATATCAGGTCTTTCATAAGATAAATCTCCATCCATTGCATCTATTAATATAGAAGCTAAATCAGCTGCACCTAATACAGTTCCTGTTGTTATTTCATTTAATGTTTGACCAATAGCATAAGCACCTTGTTCAAATACAGATTGATTATTAGCACGTTCTTTATTTAATTCTTCAACTGTATTAACAGGATTAACTGTAACATCATATTCTGTATATTTAGTCGGGTCACCTAAATAACTTAAACCATATTGATTAGGTATAACATTTTCCAATATATTAGATGCAAAGTCATCACGTTTATTATAATCTGTATTAACAATAGAAGGAGGCTCTAAAGCCCCCTTTTTAGTTTTAGGATTATATTCTGGATTAGGTCTTTTATCTTTACCTTTAATAATATCTATTATGTTCATAATCTTATTCTTTTAAATCATTTAATAAAGATGTTCTAATATATTCATAATCATTAAGTCTACCATAAGCTGTTGCAATTTTAGCAGCTATATTATTTATTTGTTCTTTTATGGCATCATTTATTTCATCAGGTGTATAGCTTGTATCTTGATATATATCTCCAGATATTAAACTATCTTTTATTTGATGATAATTTTCAATACTTTCTGTTATATCAACAGCAGCTTTTCTAGAAATAGGATAAGTTCCTGTATCTGTTTTATATACAAATTGATTATTACCTAAACAATCTATAGTTTGTCCACCTAATGTTGGAGTTTCAATAGAACTTGTTAAATATATTTTTCTATTAGTTTCATTACCTAAAGTGATTTTATCTGAAGCAATTGTTTTAGGACTATTATCAAATTCATTAGCTGCTTGTTCTAATATAAGACCAGGAATAAAGAATGTTTGAGCATCACCTTTAGGCGTTCCATCTTGGTCAGTCGCTGCATATATTGTAATATTTGTACCATTACCATGAACAGCATTGTGAGCAGCACTTGCTGTATATCTGCCAGCACCTACAGCGGCTTTAATTAATTTTCCTACTTCTAATCTATCTTCACTTTCAATTTGTTTACTTAATGTTCCAGCACCATCAGTATCTTCAGTTGTAAATATATTTACTTGAGGATAATTAGCACTAATAAGTTTATTTTCTAAATCAGCTTTTAGTTGTTTATCATAAAGATTATATTGTTGTTCATCAATCTTACCTAAAGTATAATCATGCAATAACTTTTGTTCAGTAAAAGTTTGATAAGGAAGATTTTCATTAGATATAGTAATTTGTTGAGGAGCAATATCAGCAAATCTACGTTTTACATTATTATTAGCATTTTCATATATTCTGTATATATCATTCATTAATAATGGTACTGCATAGTTATCATTATAATTTGTACCTCCACGTCTTGTTACTGTATTACCATTTGCAGTTAAAACATTATAATGAACATCATCAAATAATGATTCGCCTAAACTCATTCTATCTTTGCTTTCTTTTATAGCATTAGCAAAAGATATAATTTGATTATAATTATCTTTATCTAATTCAATATATTTATTACCAGCAGAATCAACACCTGTTCTATATCCTAATTCTTTTAAACCACTATTTGTATTACCTGATAATATAGTTTTTAGATTAGTATAAAAATTATCACTATCTGTTGTTATTCTTAAATATTTACCAGCATCACCAAATATTGAATTAACTTTATCAATAACTTGTTTACCTTCAGCTGTTGTAGCATCAATATCTGCTCCACCATTTACTTTAGAAATAAATCGCATTGTTGAAGTATCTTCTTCTCCTAAACCTTTTGTCAATTCTTTATAATTAACATTAGCTTCTTCTAGCTTACGAATAGCTTTTCTACTTTCTAATATTAATTTAGATTTTTCAGCTGGAGTTAAATTACTATTAGCAACAGTTGTTTCTATTAAATTTTTCCAATCAGCAGAACTAGCATTAGACATATCTTGTTTAATACCTTCACCTGTTATTGTTTTAACTATTTCGTTTAATTTAGCTGTAGAGTTTTGTTTATCTGTTTGAAGATTTGCAGCATAATCATAATTAATAGTAATAGGAGTTCCTTCTGTACTATATCCAGGTAATCTATAAGGGTCTTGTAATTGTTTTTGTTGAGCTTTTAAAGCAGCTTTATAAGTTGCAAGACCATTACCATAAGTAGTAGTTGTATAACTTCTATTATATATAGCAGCTTGAATACCTGGTTCTAGTCTTTTTTGTAGATATTGTTCAGGGGATAAAGTAACACCATTTTTATCTTCAACATCAGAATTTGCTCCATATTTCTTTTGTTTATAAATAGCAACATCATAATCTTGTTTAAGACTAGCTTTAATTCCAGGCGTTGTTTCAATATATGCTTGAATACCTTTCATTATTTTATCTCTGCCAAGACTTTCCCATTGATTAGTTGTAGTATTATATACTTGACCATCAAAAACATTATCTGCTGTTGGGTCTGTTATTACTTTTCCATTTTTATCTAAAAATCTTGTAATATTACTTCTACCAGCATCTTTAGCAGCTAATTCTATACCACCTTTTAATATATTAATCAATGGTATTTCTGATACAGCTTCTTTTGTTGGTTTCCAATCTGTACCACCAATAATATTACCATTATCATCAAATTTATCTTGATAACTATAAGTATTTATTTCTTTAAAAACATTTTTATAATCTTCTGATAAATCTGTTCTTTTATCTAAACCTTCTATATATTGTTTATACTGTTGTTGAGCTTTTAATCTACCACGAACATCAGCTCCTGTAAGCATTTTTGTTCCTTGTGTTATAATATCATTCAGTGCATATCCTTTAAAACCATCTATTGACGCATCATTTATCATTGTCTGAAGTTCATTCATTTTATTAGCACGCCATTCATCTTCTGCACTATTTAAATCTAATTCAGCAAATTTTTGTTGTATAAGATTTTCTTTTTCAATAGCTAAATCATGTCTTTGTTGTAAATAGTCATAAGTTTTAGCAACTTCTTCTAGATTATGTTTAGGAGTATAAGCATAATCTTTATATCTAAATGTATTTAAAGCCATAGTTATTTATTTAATATATAATCCATTATTTCTTGCGGTATCTCTTTGTATCTTGCCCGTAGGGAACGCAACACTTCTTCATCACGTAATCTAGCATTTCTATTTATCATATAATTATTAAGACTTCCGCTAATATTACTAAATAGATTACCAATACCAGCTGCATAATTACCAAGTTGTGTTGTTCTAACATTATTATTAAATAATAGTTCTTTAATTAAATTGTTAGTATTAAATTGGTCTACGGCAAGTTTAGAATTTGCATTAAATTGGTCTACTGCAAGTTTATTACCAATATTAGCCCTATCAACCATCATCTTCAACTGTGCTTTCTGCATTGCTTGTTGTGCTCTTGCAGTTAAGAATTGATTATAAGTAGCAGCATTAGCTTGAGCAACTTGCTGTGCATTTAATCTATCTTTATTCATTAATTCTGTTTCTATATTTTCTTTCTGACCATAAACTTGATTTTTAGATTCTTGTGATTGAATAGCAGCACGTTGTTTTCTAGCTAATGCAACTCTACTACTAGAAGTATTTCTATCAATTTCATTCATAGTTCTTCTAGTTTCATCTTCAATTTTAGCTAATTGAGGATTGGCATTATATCGAGTTTTAAGTTTAGCAGCAGCAACAGTAACAGGTGCTTCCAAATCTTTAATTTCAGCAAGTTTAATTTCAGGAAGATTGGCTAAAGTAGGAGCAGTCATTGTTGGTAAATCAACAGTTGGCATTTTACTATTTATAATAGCACTACTTATAAAATCAATAGCACTTCCCCCTAAATTAGTATATAAATTAATTTTATCAAGATTGTTATTAAACCAATCAGTAAATCTATTAAATCTATTTGGTTTTGTATATTGTCTCGCTAAATTAATTGTATCAACATCTTCTATTTCTTTTGCCATGCTAGCCAAAGAAGGTCTTTTATAAACATCTTCTGTATATCTAGGAATAGAAATTTTATCAGGCTGAGTATAAGGAACAGCTAAAGAAGTATCATCAACTATCGGTTTAACTAAATTATTAGTTGATTTTGCATTTGAACCAACAGTTCTTTTGGCAGTAGTTGATATAGTTTTAGGATTATAAAAATATGTTTCAATATTACCAACATTTAATTGTGGAATACTAATTGTATTTGTATCAGATGTATTGTTTGCAGGTTTGCTTGTAGATTTATTTGATATAGTAATTGTGTCAGGAATATATTTTTCTTGAGCTTTTAACCAATCGACAGCTTTAATAGCATTTGTAATGCCATAAGGATTAGCTTTAGACAAATCAGCTGAAACGGGTACAGCTTCATTTCTTGCATCTACATAATATTTTTGCCCTTTATAATCAAAAGTATCTCCGATTTTATATTTATCATTATTTATTCTAAAACCTGTACCAACTTTAGCTTTCTTTCTACCGCCACATTTCATAGTGTGGATAAGCCCATTTTTTACATTACCATTAATAGTTGCTATCATATTTCCTCCATAATTAAATTTAGGATATATATTTAAATTTTTATAATTACGAGTAAAATCTAATCCATCTTGTATTGTATTTATTCTAATAGTATCTCCTCTTTCTTCAGCAGATATTTGACCATCCCATTTATTATGTTTATATTTAGGATTAGTAAAATCATGTAATCCACCATTTATATTTTGCACTTCTGGATAAATATAATTATTTCCATCTTTATCTGTGCCAACACTTAATTTATGTGTAGCAATTGCTCCAGGAATTTCCCAATCTTTAATATATTGTCTATTATTTTGTTTTAATCTTTTAGCAAAATCTTTATCACTATTATTTATTTTATCTATTATATATTGTATATTATTTAATTTATTACCACCATTTCTATATTTTGTGCCATCATCTTTAATTCTATTTCTATTTTTAAAATTTTCTTGTGCATTAAACACAGCATCAGGATTAGCACCACCAAGAACTAATTTAGCTGGAGAGCCTGCCCGTAGGAAAGGAACAGAACTAAATACTTTTACTTCATTAGGCTTCATCTGCATTACTTCTCCACCTTCAACTTCTAAATCTTTTCCAACATCAACTCCACCATTAGAATGTTTACGTCCAGCAATATAATACATATTATTGCCTAAATCAATAGCTTTACCACCACGAACAATATTAGGTGTAATGGTACTATTACTATTAATCGGTCTTATAATTTTATTCTTTCTCATTGTTATAAAAATTAATCATTCTCATGCGTTCTAAGCGATTTTTTGACATCGACCTTTGTAATTAATCAATCGAAAAAAGATAATCGCTTAGACGCAAAAAGAATGTGGTTAGCATTTGCGTTTTGACCTATTTCGGAATACTGATTTGCCACCTGCACGGAATCTCATAGTCGGCATATTATTTTGTCTATTATTAGTAACAGCACTAGTTCCAACATATTGTGCATTGTTTTGTCCAACTTGTTTACCTGTATAACTATTAGCAATAGATTTATCTACTTCAAGATTAGCAACTACAGGGTCATGATATTTAAGTCTATCACTATAATCAAGTTTATAAGCTGGAACTCCAGTTTGAGCAGTCGCAGCAGATATAATATTTCCAATACCACTATCAACAGCTGAAGCTATATTAAATATACCCATTCCATTTAATGCTTTTTTTCTTCCGCCACATTTATATTTCTTTCTGCCACCGCATCTCATAAATCTATTCTTAAATTCTTTATTAATATCGGCAGTATTTCCATATGCTTGTGTTAAACTTTGCGCACTTTGTATTCCAACTTTTTGAGCAGAAAGTTCATTTTGTTCTTGATTAAGTTTTTCTTGTGCTTCAACTTCTGCAAGTTGTTGTTGGTAATTAGCATCAATTTGGGCTTGAGCATTTGCCATTTGTTGATTAATAGCAGCTTGTTGATTTGCAGCTTGTATTTTTGCAGCTTGTGCTTGTGCTTGTGCTTGTTTTTTTTGTTTACTAGCACCTATAATACCACTAATAATACCAAATAATGCTTTTTGTCTTTTACATCTATTTTTCATAATTATTTATTAAAATAAGATTGAACATCTTTTATTACTATCTCTCGTGTATTATCTCTAAATATAATTCTAACAACTATATATTTTCCTGCCATTAATTTATTATCATTGTATCTATTATCATTAAGAGTTAAATCTGGATTTATTTCTCCGCTAATTCGATTTGTAATATTTTCATATTTATAATCAGCAACTTTGTTTTTGAAATAATTAAAATTCCATCTACCAAAATCATAAAATGGTTTTTTATAATCTTTAATAGATTTTCTTTCTTCTCTTATATTAAGTTCTCCACTATAACAACAATTACTATATAACTTTACTTTTAATATTTCAAATGGAGTATCATACTTATTAGTTATATATGTTATAAAATCAAGAACTTTTATTTGATTATAATTACCATTATTAAAATATACATCTATATAAGAACAAATAGTACCATCTATTACTTCATTATAGAAATCTTTATTTAAAACATTATCTACATATTCATTATAAGTTGTTTTAGAAAACTCTTTTAATTTAAAAGCAGTATCCTTATCTATTATATAAATATTATCTTTCATTGATATAAAAGGATAATTGCTTGTATAACTATGAGCAGATAACCAATCATTATTAACAAGATTATAACTTAATATATTACTATTATTATCTTCATCTATAAAATTAAATAATAATCTACTTCTTACATTATCTTCTCCTATATAAATATGTTTAATGTTTTTACTTCTAATATAATTTATAATGCCAGTAGTTATTTCTGCAATAGAATTATTATCATAACGATAAATTACTTTAGCGTTAGAATCATAAAATATATAACCATAATTACCAACGCTATAAGATATAAAATCTTGAAAACCAGCAAAACCTCTTTCTGTAGTAAATACTTCTTGATAATTAACTTCAAATACATCTGGCATTAACATCTGTACATCTTTATCTTGTGTTTTTAATGTATTATCAACATTGAATACAAACATTGATTTTTCAGTATGTACAATCAATAATGTACCAGCAGCTACAATATTTGTTATTGCACCTTTATTTTCTGTTATTCTTTTATATGCTTCAACTTGAAAATTTTTCCATCTATTTTCAATTGATTCATCTGATATAACATCACTACGATAAACAGTTTGATAATAATTCTCAATAGTGTTTGATATTAAATCGCTTCTATAATTATATATCAACTTTGTTAGATAATCATAATAACAAGCCTCAAGTTTAAATAATTCATTAACTCTACTAGGTTCTATTACGGTATTAATTTTTTGTATATTTGTTGAACCATCACTATAATTATAAGCTATTGTTCTAGGAAGATAATTAGCTTTTTTAGCAAACAAAGGATAATGACTAAAATGTAAATATCTAATAGCAAATACATGTGGTTCACGAGTGCCATCAGCTATAACATTATCTTGATAAAATAATTTCTTTGTTGTATAATTAGTAGGATTAGCAACTGTATCTGATATTAAAACACCATCATAATGGAATTGATAAACACTATTCATTTGCAAATAATAATTATTATTATATTTATAATTTGCATCATCTCCATAATTTCCAGTTGCTCCTGTTTTTAATTTAATAAATCCTAATGGTATTAATTTTTTATCTTTCTTACCATAGAACGTTTTAGCTATTTCATAATGTCCATTCGAATCTACTGTTCCTCTTATACCAACATATAATTGATTTGTATTAAAAGTAATTCCTTTATTTGCTGTAATTTTTAAATGTCCTTCTCTACCAATATTAGTATCTATATTTGGAGTAATAATATTTGTACCTGATACATCATATTTTTCTCCATCAATCAAATTACTATTTTCATAAACATCATAAAATTTTGTTTCATTTTCACTAGAACTTCTTGCTGTTTTACCGCTTAATGTAGCAATTTGTTTTATTATACCAACATCAGTATATCCACCTATTATATCAAATTCAGGATAATTAAAATAAAAAGCAGCAGCACTAAGACCTGTTTTATAAGTTGCATTATATAAATAACTATTTATTGCTGTAGTTAATCCCTCACCTATTTCAACATATTCAGGCTCTTCATAACTAATAAAATATCCAACAGCATCGTCTATTATTGGTATATTTTCAAATACAAATCTAATACCAACTTTCATATTTTGGTCAGCTCTATAAATATAATCTCCATTATTATTTACATAACTTTCCATTTTATAATTCATGCCGTTAGTTGTATAACTATTTAATGTTCTAATTTGAATACCATTGCTATAAGTTCCATCTTTATAAACATAATGTATAAAGAAAGAATAATAACAATAATTTGTTATATAAGTTTGTTCTTCATTTTTACTTAATGTTGATAATTCATCATTTGTTCCAACACAATAAATTCTTACACCAGATGTATCAATATTTTTTAATTTGGTATTAGGATTATCAACTTTATAATTACCAAGATAAACTCTATTTCTATAATTACATAAAGTTCCAACATTATAGAAAGATTGTTCACTTACTGTTAATTCATCAAGACTTATAATTTCATCTAATAATGATACATTAACTGTTTTAACAACATCATAATCATATTTTACTGTACGTCTAGCTTCAGTTCCACCGTTATAATTAATAATATATCCTAATTCAAATTGAGTATATAACTTACTTGTTTCTAATATATCATTAATATTTACAACAACATTTAAACTAATATTACAATATTCTAAATCATCGTTATAATAATCATCTATTTTAACAACAGTAGGTTTTTTATCGCTTTCAATTTCTCCAACTAAAGCTAAATCTAATGTTTGTTTAGCAATTTGATAATTATATTTATCATAAACAATAATAGGCATTCCTATTGGAAACCATAATGTTTTTTCATATTCATTAATATAATAACGAATAAAGAAAACATAAGTACCTGTTCTAATTTTAGAACCTTTATTCAAATAATAATTACTAAAGTTTGCTATTGGAACAATCGGTCTATTTGTGTAAATATCATCATCATTATAATTAGCAATATAAACAAATCTATCAAGATTGATTGTTTTTAAAGCAACATCTTTAGTTGCATTTCTTTCACTAAATGATATTATTAATTCATTATTTACATTATAAGTATATGTTCCAAATACTTCTCCACCACACCATTTCCAATTGGTTGTTAATTCTTTATAACTACCGTCTGTTTTAATTCTTGCAATTTTATTATTATCAAAAAATAAAACAAATTCTTCATTACAAGAAATCACACCAACAATATTATAACCAGCAGGAATATTAGAAAAATCTATTAATGAATTTTCATTTTGAATATTAATACCATCTGCTGTTAAAATAATATTACTAGCGTGACAAAGTTTACCATCAGACATTTGGTCATACGGAGTATCTAAATCTAATTGCGGTATTACTTTCATTATCCTCTAGGTTTAAATGTATAATTATAAAAATAATTTTGCCATTCTTTAGTATCAATATTTCCTTGTATTGTATTAATAACACTTGCTTTAGCTTTACTCTTTAATTGCATCCACATATAATAAGGATTAGTACCATATTGACTAGCATTAAGATTAAATACAGGATGTTTCATACCACGACATAACATCTTATACATACAATAATAAGCAAGTGCTTCTATAAGATTACCATCGTTTGGAATAACAGGTATTTCTTCTTGAAAATATTCACTATATTGAGTTTCAACTTCAAGATTTTCTATATAAATATAATCAGTATTAAAATTTAATTCAATATGATTAGCATCTACTAGCACATAGTTTCTTTCCTCTACGGGCAAGATATAACGGTCAAATGTTATATTTCTTTTATTAATATCATCATCGTTATTATGAACAGCAATACTTTCTCCATAAGTAACATCAGACATACCAGAAACTATAGACATTGTATCAGATAGTTCTTCATTATCTGTCTGTAGCTTGCCCGTAGGGGACTGACAGCCACAATCAACTTTGTCATTTATATTAGCAATAGCACATCCTCTTTTATCATAAACTTTTAATTCATTATTAATTATATTACAAGGACTATATGCTATTCTATTATTAACATTAAGTTTTCGTTTTTTCTTAATAACAGAAAGTATTTTTAATTGTTGCATAGCATCAACACACCATGCAGGAACTCTATTAATCCAATCACTATTATCAGGATTGAAATCGTTGTCTATTTTTGCGATTATAGACTCCATTGGTAAATTTGTCTTGTTCAGCATTTCGTATAAAGTTTAAATAAGACATCTTATCATGTTTAAGTAATATTCCTAATTTATGTGTTATATCACAATTAAGAGCATATATTTCTTCTTTATTTTTACATTTACTAGCAATTTCTTCTTGTGTCATTCCACGTAAATTAGCATTTATAGTTTTAATACGTTCAAATTCTGTACTAGTTTTTCGACCAACATATCGAAGCGTCATTTCTAATTTATAATAATAATTATCTCTTTTATAAGTAATATATTTAACACCATTATATTTAACGCCATGCAGTTTTGCTATTTCAGCATCTTCTTTATTATAAGGTATTAAACCTTTAGCACGAATTTCATCTAATTTAGTTTTAGTAGCTTTAAGGTCAGCCATTTTTTTATCTTTTTTACAACCTTCAGTTTTATATCTATTAATAAGAAATTCAATCTTTTCATCAGCAAAAGAATACATATATCCTTCTAATAAACATTTATGAACTCCATATCTATAATAATTATAAACAATTCTTTTATATTCAGCAAAACTTAAATTTGCTCTTTTATCAAGTAATGCTTTTTTCTTTAATAATATATGAACTCTTTTTACATCATTAAGATATACATTCAAATTATATAAAACACTACTATTAGAATTATATACTTCTCCATGACGCATTAATTGTATAACTTCTAATCGCAATTCTTTATTTAGTATTCCTTCTTTTATTTCTGGATAATTATCAAGATTAATATCAAAAGTTTTCTTTATATAATCTTTTTTAGAAAAAACTATTTCTTCATGTCGATTCTTTACTTCTAAAGCTAATTTTAATTCTTGTTCGACTTTTGTTTTAACATCATTAGTTTCACTTTGAAACTTAGTATAAAAATGTTGCAAATCTATTTCTACTTTCATAACTATTATTTAATTAAATTATCTACAGGAGTTTCATTAGTTTCTCTAGGAACTTGAAGCATATTACGTTTGAATATAATATCTTTAATAGAGCCAATCATATCTTCAGGAAGAAGAAATTCATTATCATCAAGTTCTTCATTATCTTTTATATAATCACCTTTAGTATCTATTGTTTCTGTTTGTATCAAATGTGGATATTCAAATACACTTTCAATAATAATATTTTCAGCATTTCTTATACTATCATTATCTCCGTATATATAAATATAACCATTAACATAATCATAAACAGGAGTTTTACAAAAACCAGCTAAAAGATGATAAAATTTAGCAGTAGCTTCTTTTGCAAACGATATACTTCTATTACCATATCCAATAGTTCTAACAGATAAAAAAGGCATACCATTGGTTAATCTAACAGGAGTAGGCACTTTATTCTTACTACGTTTAATAGCAGGAATTAATAATTCACCACTTTCATAAATATCTCCATCTGGAACATCTATAATTTCTATTCTAAATCTTTGTTCTAGACCTTTGTCTATTACTCTGTTAGTACCATAACTTTTTCTTATTAATTCATTGCGAGTATGAATAATAGCTTGACGAATATTACGTCTTAAAGGTACATTATTAGGTTGACCAACAGCATGAGCTATTTCACTAATTAATTGATTTAAAGTTGCCATATCATCATGTATTAAGTTTATCACAAAACTATTATTGATAACGAATAACATTATGTCATTAACCATCATTAACAACATTAATAACATCATTATCAATATTATTATAAAATAAAAATAATTGCTACTATCGCTGACGCATTTTCAGACTGTCTGACGGACTTTATCCAAATCGTGATATTTACATCATAACGATATACAAAATCGAACAGAGAGCCAAAAAATACCCTCTACGTTGATGTTCGATATAATTTTGTATGTCAGTCAGAATAAAATCATAGTCAGGTAATCGAGAAAATCATCATCAGCAATAATAGCAATTATATTATTATCACTACTAGTAGTTGTAGCTTGCCCGTAGGGAAGTGCTTATGCCTTCATCTGCCCAGCAGCAGTCATAGCATCAATTATATTATCAATGGCAGTTTTAAGATTAGCAACGGTATTATCAGCAGGTTTAGCAACTTTTGCAGCTTGTTTAACAAGTCCTAATGTACTTTCAGTAGCAGCAGTATAAGTAGTATTAGTATCTGCCCAAGGGACATTAACAAACATTTTACCATTACTATCTAATTGTACAGCATAATTTTTACCAGCTGTTGTATATCCAATTTTAACTCCACCGAGAGTTGTACTAGTAGCTTGAGTTAATGCTTTAAGTTCATCAAGTTTCTTTTTATCTTCTTTACTCATTAAACCATCTTTAGCTTGTGTGGCTTTATCAATACCAGCAGCTTTGGCAATTTTATCATAAATACTAATAAGACCAGCACGAACTTTAGAACCATAAGGGATTGTTCCAACAAACTTAATAAATTGTTTTCTTTCCATAATTGTAAGTTTTAATGATTAATTATTTAGTTATTACTGTTATTTTATTTGTATCAACATCAATAGATATAGAATATTTATCTGGATTATCTACAGGTTTACCAGCTTTAGTAAATTGAATACCATTTTGTTCTATTAAATCTACTATATTTTTTGGTATTTCTTTTTCTTCATCAAATACTAATGTAGACCAATAGAAAGGTTTACCATCTGTAGTACTTTCAATATAAAATCCATCATCTTTATCAGATTTCATAAATACAGCAACTCTATCATTTTTAGCAACATCGAAACTAAAAGAATTCGACATTACTATTTTAGGATTAACTCTATTTGCTTCAATAGTTGTTGCTGTTCTACTATTTGGTATTTCTGTAAAACTACCATCTCCATTAATTTTAGCCCACCAAAATTCTACATTATTTACAGTAGATTGTTCGTTTCTAACAAGAAAACCATATTCAGCACTTTTTACTTTACCATTAACAAGAAATTTATAATCTCCTTGTAATTTATCAGGGTCATAAGCTCCTGCATCTTGCCAACTATTATCGTTTATAATATTTTTATCTCCAACTGCTTTTCCAATAGGAACCCTTGTGTCTGTACTATTACAAGTATATCTTAATGCAGCCATTCCTTTTGGAGTATAACAAGTAGTTTTTACATAACCTTTTTGATTTTCTATAATTTTTGCATCATCATGTTCATTACTTATAATAAATACATGATTAAAACTTGGTGTTATATCTCCTTCAAAATCATTTAATATTAAACTAGTAGGTATTTGAGAGCCAATAGGATATAATATAATAGCAAATTCTTTAGCATCTGTTGGTATAGTTAATGAGCCTGATTTGGTATGTACTCCATTTATAACATCTTCTGTTATAAATATATCATCTGTAATTATCCAACCATTATTGAATACAGGTGAACTATTATTATAACTTAATACTTCTGGAGTAGGAGCTTCAAATTCATTACCAATATATTTAAGTATAGATACTTTAAAAGCATTATTTTTATCTGTAATTTTTACACTTGCTTTATATGTTTTTCCTTTACATAAATGAGTATCTATTTTATTATATCTTTTATAAATAGAAAATATAGGCAAATCAACACCATTATCTTTAATAATTAATTGATAATTATCAATTTTAATTTTAGCTTTTGATTTAATGTTTATATGAACATTATCACCTAAATAAAAATCTTCATTGTCAGCTTCATATTCAGCTTTTGGATATATTAAATCTCTAGCTAAGTTTAGATTATTTACTCCATAATATTTATTATCAAAATTAATTCTATATCCTATAAATGTCATAAATGCAGCAAGAGCATTACCATAACCACTATCTTTTGTCATAGCTTGTAGCATAATGCAAGATTTGCTTCCAATAGATATTAGTTCTTCATTAGCAAAATTACATTTAATACCAAAATGAACTCTAGTAAATGCTTTAGCTTGAATTTGTCCAAGATATAATTCTTTTCTTTCTTTATCACCTTGTTTATAATCAATTTGAACAAACATTGGGTTACCATATATATCTGTCATAAATTGATTATTATCATCCATTAAACCAACTTGAATATTACCATCTTGTGTAACACCTGTTGCTGTTTCAAAAGGAGAACATTCAAAATAAACAGCAGCTAAAAAAGTAGTACCACCACTAATATTAGGGTCATCTGTTGTAGATATATCTTGAATAACAAAAGATTTAGTATTTAAATCTTGATAAACAGCTTGTCCACCTTGAACTTTTAAATCACCAAAATATAATCTTTCTTTAGCATTTTTACTATTAATTAATTCATCTTCACCTAATGTAGCAAATATACCTTCTTCATTATCTTTAGAAGTAACAGATAAATCAGCATCAATTATTTCGTTTCCTTCACTATCTTGACCAGCAGGAATAGCGGATATTCTAATACTACCATCAAGTGATTGTAGCATTTTAGATTTAAATGCTTTGTTCTGTATTTTATCTTTAAATACAAATGAAACATCTCCTAAAGCAATTCCTGTTTCATTAGCATCATCATCATGTTCAATGAATAATGGTTTTTTAAATTTTAAATTCTTTACTTCAGGAACAATATTTCCTTTTTCATCAGAAGCACCAATAGTAGATACTTGAGTTTTAGCATGAGAAATAAATTCCCAACCTTGTTCATTCTTTAATGGAATAAAATATCCAGCATAGCTATTTTCTTTAAATATTATACTACTTTTAGTAGTAACACCTTCCATATGTTCTCCTTGAACTACATCTATTTCAACACTACCTGTAGTTATACCTTTAGAATATAATACTTCAACCATAATTATTTGATTAGAAGTATAAGGAGGAAGAACTTGAGCAATATTTTGTCCTTCAGAAGTAATTTGATATACCATTAATAAAGTAGTTGCATCTTTAAATGGAGATTGTGTAAAATCTACAGCATTTACTTCTTCATATCTATTTGTATAAAATAAAGCTTTAATTTCATCAGCAGTTAATCCTTTAACAGCAGGATGTTGATTATTTTCTAAAGCAATAAAAGCTGAATTAGCTTTTAATAATCTATCAAAATTATCAGCTTTAACATTTGACAAATCAGCAGCAGCTAATTTAGCATCAATACCTTTATCATATAATTTAGCTAAATCAACATCTTCTAAATCATTTTTAGCAAGATTAGCATTTTTAATTGCATCATCTAATTTTGTTAATAACTGTTTTGCAATTTCTGAATCAACTTTATTAGATAATACTTTTGCTATTTCTGTTGATATATCGTTTGGCAAATTATCATTAATAGCTTTTGTTACAGCATTTGTAACATCAGCAGATAATTCATTTTGTATAATTGGAGAAACAATACCTTTTAAATTTAAAGCTAAATATTTATCTACAATAGACTTTATTTCATTTGGGTCTATAGTTTGTGTAGCTATATCGTCTCCATATAATATAACATCAGCTATAGCATAATCTTGAAGATTACGAACATCAGCATTTGCTGTAATACTAATATCTAATTCTTGTTTAATGTATTTACCTAATATATCTTCTGGGGTTGTAAATCTATTACCTTCAATACTTACAGTTCCAGATTTAAAATTAGGAACAATATGCAATATAACTAAATTATATTTAATAACACAATTGGTTAATACACCTTTATTTATTTCAAATTCAAAAGGAGTATTTGGATTAGTATAAACTTTACCTTTAAAATGAATATTAGTAGGGTCTATAGGTAATCCATTATCTTTTCTAAATTGCAAACCAATATATTGGTCACTAAGAGTTGCAATACTTTTCATAATAAAATTATTTTATAAACAACCAATAATAATTCCTATACAATCAGCGATTATATCTTTATAATCACAAGTTCCTTTTTTACTTAATTTGTCATATACTTCTTTACCAATTGCTATAATCAATACTATTACAATAGCAATCCATAAATCAATAAATCTTCTAAGTTCTAAAGTAAGACTTAAGCAAACAAGTAGATGTAGAATTTTATCTACACCTACTTTATTAATAATATTGTTTATCATACTATATCTTCTTTACTACTCCATTTATCACTTTCAAGTAAATCGTTTAGTTCTTTACTCCCATATTCATAATTTGGATAAGTCCATTGGATTTCTCCAACTTCATCAGCAGGAAGAGTACTCATACCAAGTGCTTGTCTTTTTTCTAAAAGAGTTTCTTCATGTACGATTACCTCTGTTCCATCAATACTCTTTCTATGAGTTTCAAGTTCTTGTTCTGTGAAGACTAATTTAGCATCTTCCAAAGGTAACACAATAAACTTCATATTTCTTTTAATTTAATTGGTTAATTTACTTCTATTTTATCTATTCCGTCAAGGAGATTGTATTTCTTAATTACTGCTTGTATCTGTTCTTCTGTTAGAGCTTCTTTGAAGCCGAGGAATTTATAGAGTGCCATTTTTTCATTTAGTTCATGGCCGATGTTTGTTCCAATAAGAGGAATATTTTTTTCTAAATTATTATTAAGTATCGTTATACATTGTTTTTTATTAATTAGTTCTTTGGCTAATAATTTATTATTAAGAACCGAATTAATATAAGTAATACCTTTAGTATTTCTTGAATTATATGCAACTGTTGATTTATCAGAATAAATAGCAAATTGATTATCAACAGTTGCATTTCGTCTTTGGTCATATAATATTTTATTTACAACAAATGGTTTTACAAGCATAAACATAGTCTTAAACCCACTATCAAAAGCATCAAAACTTACATAATCATCTACACCATCAAAATACAATGTACCATCTTTATATCCACTGCCATCTTCATTCCAAGCAAAACCATGAGCAACAGCATCATTACCATTACCGCTATAATCTTTTATAGTATTCCTATTTACATCATCATTACTACCTTTACTGAAATCATAATAACAATCAGGAGTAGGAACATTTATTTTATTTTTATTTCTTAAATATCTTCTTCTTATCATACATTACTTACATTAATATCAATAACAATATTATTTATAATATCTATCTGATAAATTTTATTAGCTTCAACTACTAAAGGTTCTTCATATTTCAAATCAGCAGGAAGAACTAATTTAGTGGCAGTTGTTCCACTAATAAATTCAATCATATATTCATTAACTATATCATCATTAGCTACATCTCCTAAAGTAATATTTAATTCAGCAACTTCACCCCATTTATAATAAATATTAGGACTAATAGTTTTAGTTGTAGCTGTTTCATTAATAAGTTTAAAATTAGTTTTATTTTCAAGATTAATCACTTTAGTTTCAACAGTTGTTACATCAGATTGTATATCACTAACTTGTTGTTTAAGTTTATTAAATTCATCAGGAGAAACTCCACCACCTGTTTCACCGCCTTCAGCAATTCTTGTTAATAATTTAATAACTTGTATACAGAATACATTCCAATCCATAATTGTAATATTTAATAGATTAATATTAATATAATGATAAGTCATTGTAGCTTGCCCGTAGAGGAATACACGACTTATCATTACACTTTTATTTATTCACTTTTATCATTAATAACTTCATCAACTTTTCTATAATTAATACCTAATTTATCACAAATAGGAGCAGCTAACCATTTCCAAAATACAGGAGCAAGAATAGCACTATTTAATAACATTTTCATATCACCGTATCCTATTTTAATATAAACAGCACTAACTATACCAATACAAACAATCAATACTAGTCTTTTTTGCCATGCTGGAACTTTTTTTCTACCATTCATATCATCAATGACTTTGATAATAAAATAAGTAAGTCCATTAATAGTAATCATAAAAGAAAAATCAAAGTTGTTTATTATTAAATCTATTATCTTTTCTATCATAAAGCAAAACATAACCAAATTAATAAACCACCAAGAATAGCTGGAACAGCTCCATCTACTATTGATTTCAAATAGGTTTTATTATTATGCATACCTTCATAAGCAGCACAACAAATTGCAACAAAACTAACAGGTATCATACAAGTAATTGTCATACCAAATGTAATTCCAAACAATGCAGCTACAGCTATTGCTATAATTGCATAAAGTAAATGAGTTCTTGTAATCATAATTGTTTTGTTTAAAGATTAATAATTAATATTATAGTTGTTTCCATGATGTCCAACTATTATAATGCATTCTTATATATGCTAATCCATTATCTCCACCTGCATATATTTTTGTAACTGTATTGGGTATTAAATAGCCGTAGTATAACATGCGTTATACGGCAATGCTCTTCCATTCATTCCACTTCCCATCAACATGATTGTAAGTTCTAACCATTAAAGAATAGCCACCATAGGACATTGACTCCTGAATGCATGAATCGCCACATTTAATCGAGAAAAATGGGCCAGGTTGTGGCGTATTAGAATAAGTCGTATATGTGCCCACTTCATTAATATCGTGATAATTACCTTTTTCGAGAAACCCAACTCCCATCAGTCCCGCCAGAACTGAGGCAACCCGCTCTTTTGTCATCACTCCCGCAACTTTTCCGTTTTCATCTATACACACAAATTTAGATATATCTTCAAGTGTCGGTAGTTCAGCAATTTCACCACTTAATTCTTTTTTACCTACATATTCAGTCAAATTAATAGCAGCTTCATATTGTCCTAATAATCCCCACGCATCATTAACAACAAGATATTCATCATATTTATTTGTTTCTCCTTGTTTAACAGATATTTTAAGATATATTTTATTTTTATCTTCATCAGTCATTGAAGGAATAGAAGGTAAATCACTAACAACTCTATAAATATTTAAATCTAATGTTGATATTCTATCAGCTTCTCTTTTAGCATAATCTCCTTGTTCTTTAGCATAAGTTGATTGCTTATTAGCTTCAGTTATAGCTTCTATAACAGCTGGTTTTAAATTATTATTATAATCTGTTTGTATTTCATTAGCTGCATCATAAGCTGGTTTTTTTAAATCTTCAATTTGCTCAGGTGTAAAATCTTCATAACTAAATTTAATAGTACCGCTATTATTCCATTTAGGGTTACTAACAACATTGCCATTTTTTTCTACATATAAATATAAATTGCCATCAATAAGATAAGCATCTCCATATTTACCAGTATCAGGTAATTCATCTTCACCAGTAAGATTAGATATAATATTTATACTAGCTCCTGTATCTCCTTTTAGATTTTTAAATTCAAGATTTATAACTCTATTAAATTCATCCCCCGATAATGTTACAACAACTTCTGGAGTTCCTATATGATTATCAACAGTGGCTGTTACATTTTGTATAGTAGCATTTTTACCACTAGCTATTTCCATCCAATATTCTTCATTATCAGTAGGAGTTCCTTTTGGTACATTTTTCTTAGCAATAAAAGTTTTACCGTTATCATTTATTGTATCAAGAATTTTATAATCTCGACTAACATCGTAATCTCCTTGTGGAGTTATACTAACTTTACCTAATTTTCTTATTATCGGTTTCATCTTTATTTACTTTTTGATAAATATTACCATCTTCATTATTAACATAAAAATCAATATCGTCTATTGTTATTTCTGTTCCTCTTATTCCAATCATATCAGGATGTTCGAAATAGAAAGTTTCATTATATATTTCTCCATATTTATTAATTATATTATCTATATTACAATTTATAAAACTTATAAAGAAATCAGCATCTTTTTCAAATCCTAAATTATAAGCGGCAACAGCAGATTGAAATAAATTCCAACAATCGATAATTTGTTTATTAACAACATTATCAGGTTTTTCTTTTATTGCTTTATTATTATTAATTATAAGAGTTATAAGTTTTTGATAAATTGTGATATAATTTTCAGGAATAAGAAGATAAATATCAGAAAGTAATATTTCTTTTATATTTGTATTATTAACAAGAGTTGGTGAACCGTCATCATATGCAACATGACCGTTTGCATCTCCTATTGGAGTTTTCATTGTATACCTAGAAAGAAATGTTTTTGTGGGTCCACTAATTTCACATGTTATATCAAGTTTATTATAAATTAAACTATAAAGCCCATATGAATCATTTCTTATAATTTTTGTTATTGAATATTCAGTTTCATTTTCAATTATATGACCATTTATTACATTATATGATTTAACAACAGCAGTTTTTACTTTTGTATTTTCAGGTTTGTGAAAACGAAATTCAGGAGCAACTATTCTTTTTTCATATTTTGTACTAGATGCTTCTTGACTAATATTAATTGTTTTATTATTATTACTTTCTGTTTGTGTAATTGTAACAATAGCTGTTCTTACAAAATCTAAATTTTCATCAACAGATATTTGAGTTGAATTATTACTTACTTTACACCATGATTGATTAGATGAAACATTATAAGGTACATTAACTTGTTGGTCTTGATAAACACCATTAATGTATAATTTTCTATAACTTTGTATTATAAAATTTCTTGTAATGCCAGTACGTTCATAATTAGGAACACTTATTTTAGTTTCAGTTACTTCAAGAGTATACTTCCATTCAGATGTTCCAGCAGCTTGTTCTAAACTAATTGGTAATTCTTTATTACTTTCATCTTGAATAAATCTAACACTACCTATTCTTATATTAGTTGTTTTATTTTCACTAACTTTAATTTCGGCAGTATTATTTGTTGTTGCATCAACACTATAACCATCGCCTTGTATAATTGTTTTAAAAGTAACTTGTACTTTACCACCTGAAGGATTACCATTTAATAATTTTTGTTTTTCAGATGTTATATTAAATGTTTTTTGACTAGCATTATATGGAAAACTAACTTTATTTGTTCCTTCTGCTACTGTAAATGTATATTCATAAGATTCAGTAGAAGCGTTTTGAATAATAGTTACAGTAAATTGTTTTTTACTTTCATCTTGTATAAATGTTGCAGTTCCTTGCTTCTCTTCTTCATCTTGATTTTCTGAAATATTTATAACATTTTTATTAATAGAAAATCCTTCTGTAATTGATGAATTATAATTAATTTGAATAGCATCACCGTAAGGTTTTCCGTTAATAGTTTTTTGTTTTGTTGATATAACATTTAATGTTTTATTACCTCCAGTGGCTTCTACACGCATAGTATCTGAATCAGTTTCAAAAGTATAAACATAATCAACTACAGCTGGTTGCTGTACAATTTTAATTCTTACTTCTTTACCTTCAGCATTATTTTGTGTAACAATTAATGTATCTTCTCGTGTTGTTTCAGATATATTTTCTGTCATATTCCAAACAGCACCATTTTCACTAACACCGCTTAAAAATCCTCTAACAGAAGTAATAGTAAATGGAACTTGTTCTGGTTCACCGATAGGTTCACTACCATAATAACCTTGTTTAGTAGATAAAACAGTTATTGTTACTTTTCCATTTAAAGCTGGAATAATACTATTATTAGTAATTGCTTGTAAGCTATATATAATAGTTAATTCTCCAGCTTTTTGTGTAATAGGAATTTCAATATCTTTTGATGTTCCTAATTCAGGTCTATTAATAATAAGTTTGCCTGTACGTGCTTTATAATCATTAACTTCAGCTATAACTTCATTCTTAAATACGTCATAATTAAAACCGTATCCATCAATTTTAGCGTTCCATTCAACTGGTATTTCATCCCCTACGGGCAAGCTATCTTTTAATGCTCGTTTACTACTTTTTGTAACATTAAGTTGAATTCTTCCACCTTCTTTTTCAAAAGTAAAAGATTTAGGTTCATATTCAAAATAATATTCATATTCAGTAGTATCTTTAGCTTGATTAATAATAATATTTATTCGTTTATTACTTTCATTTTGTTCAAAATAAATATTTCCTATTCTTGCTTCAGAAGAATTAGGTTTAATGGTTAAAGTTTTATTATTATAATTATATATTATCCAATTAGCATCATTTATATTATTGTATCTTATATCAAATGGTATATCTTCTGTTTGAATATCATTTCCATCTGATACAGTTTTTGTCGATGTAATTTGAATATTTATTGTTTGTCCTTTACCATCATCTTCAATAGTTGTTCCACCAGACATTACAAATTCATAAGTTGTAATAAAATTTGGTGTTTCATATATCCAACCATTACAAACTATACAAATATGTTTATTACCTTTTTCATCAATATAATAATTATTTGCTCCTTTATAATTAGGTATTTTAATTGAATTATATATTTTATCAAGATTAGATTTTATATAATCAATAAAATAATCAGCTTTATCAATTTCATTCTTTTCAAAACAAACAATAGCAAGTTGAAATAAATTCCAAAGTTCTATAATATTTTTATTATTTGTTTTACAAGAAGCAGAACAATCTTTAATTATATCTATACCATAAGAATATAAACAATATGCAAGTTTATTATAAATACAAATATAATCAAGTGGTATTTTTAAATACGGATATTTATTCATATACTATTGTATTACTTAAATCAAATAATTTTAATTTAGTATCATCATCAAATATATCTATATTGTCAAATCCATGTAAAACAACAATAGATAATATTTGTCCAATATCTTTTTCTTTTCCTTGTATCATAAATCCAAGTTTCTTTTTCTTGATATTATTTGTTTCTATTAATACAAGTTTTTCTTCATATCTCGGTCTTATAATATTTATATCTAACATTTTTCTAAATATTTATTAGTTACATAAATACAATAATCATTTATTTTGATATTTATCTTATTATTTATATTATAAAGTTTTTGTTCTTTATTAAGATTTTCATTATAAATAATATCTATCAATACATCTTTAATTTCATTTTTCCAATCTACTTTTATATAATCAGTAATAGGATTTATATCAGTATGATAAAGTATTAACGCACTATACAAACTATAATATTCAGCATTAACAATATCTTCAATATTATCTAATATATTTTGTTTATTAATCTGAATATTATTTGCAATAATTGTATCAGTTCCAAATTTTATAACAGAATTAGCAGATGATTTAAACAAATGCTTAATAGCATTTACACATCTTTCTTTATCTTTATCTATTATATTTTTTGTTGTCAATGTTATAAAATCACTAATTGTAGAAATACTATCAACTAATTTTTGATTAATAATTATTTGATGCTTTTTTACTTCTTCTTCTTTATTATGTTTTTTAATTTCTTTATAAGTATCAATTATTTTAGCAATAACAAGATAAATACCAACAACAATAGCAGACCAAACTCCTTGTTCTATAGCACTATTCATCAAATCCATAAAAACATATACAATAAAAGGAGTTACCAATACTAATCATAAGATTAATATCAATAACTCCTTTTTGATTAATATTCGGCTAACATTTCTAATCAATTAAGTTATTCAGCAAGTTTAGCAAGTACAGCTTCAATTTCAGTAACAGTTGTACCTGTCGGCAAAGCAATTTGAACAATTTGATTAATAGCAGTATCTACAGTTCTTGTAGTTCTAGGTTCAGCAAACTGAAGAGTATAAACAATAAAACCTGCATCAGCAGAATCGCTTGCCCGTAGAGGATTAAGAGGATAATGACCACGATAAATAAAATCATCAAATGTATCTGTATATCCCATATCTCCAGCAGCTTGTAACCACATTTCTTGAATAGCTTTAGCATCGTTAATTGGGGCAACAGCATGAGTAGGGGTCTGAGCAGTTCCAGCTAAATCATCAGCAAATACAATTTCATAATCTTGTCGCTTATCATTACCTGTAATAATAACATGACTAGTAGAACCTGTTACTTTAATATCAAGTTCAGCTGCATTAGCTGCAAAATATTTTCTAAAATAAGCTGCAACTGTGTTTGCTGTATCACCATCTTTCGCCAAATAAGTTCCTGTCCATTTATTTCTATGATTAAAAGGCATGCCTTTCTTAACAAGAATCATAGTATAAGTAAGACCAACTGTAGGAGCAGGAATTGTTACATCACAAGTAAATGCAGCACCAGCAGAATAAACACTTTTTACATAACTAAAGTTATTCTTATAGATTGGAATATTCCACATCTTCAGCCCATCGTGATAAAGAATAACTCCTTCTTTTTTAATTTTTGTACCATCACTATCAATTTCTAATCCTGTATTACTAGTTCCTGCACCACTATCTTTAAAAGCTGCAAATGTAATCTGACCAGCAGTCAAAGGAATAGTCTTAGGATAAGTAGTCATAGGAGTTTTTTGTCCTAAAATAAATCTTCTCATAATTCATTAATTTAATTTTTACTAACACTAGATAAATAATATTTTACTGCATCATTTACTATATCATTATGAAGATATATCGGTAAATCACAATTTATATTATTATCCCCATATTCTTCATCATATACAACTGTATTTGGTAATTTGATATAACTATACTTTATTTGTTTAGGTTTTGTCTTATCATTACCATTATATAATTGTATATTTATTTCATTTTCAGTACCAAATGCAGTAACTATAGGATATGTCTTAGATGCTCTATTGCAAAAATCTCGTAATGTATCACTAAGTTCTTCATTCTCAATTATTCTACATTCATAAAGTTTTGCATCATAATAAAGTTTAAAGCCTGTTATCAACATTATTTCGGTAGTATCAATATTAAATGTAAAAGGATTTATTTCAGTACCTTCTCCATTGATATTATCTGCATTAATAATTCCTTCTTTATATAAAGTTCGTAAACTATTTAATGGAGATACTCCTATTTGTTTTGCTTTATTAGTTGGTATATTACCAATATTTTCAGCTAACAAATTTCGAGTTTTTGCAATAATAGCATTATTAAGACATATATCTATATTTTCAGAAAAGATAGCACGTACAGTCTGTAACCCCATCTGTTGTGCTACCTCTCTAAACATAACGTGCATCTCTTCTATTGTCATATTACATATAATTTAATTTATTCTTATATGCTTCAACGGCATTAGCATTATCTGGATTAGTAAACCATATCACAGCTTCTTTCATATTTGCTCCAATATAATCACCGCTATCAGCAGCAACAATATTTTGTGAATAAGGATGTCTATTAAGAACTCCATTTTCGATAAGACGTTCAATCAATGATTTAACAACAAGTTGTTTATCTGAACATATCTTATTAAATTTAACAGGTTCTTCTTGACTAAATTTATCAAGATTATTCTGCTGTACAATCTTACTTTCAGCAAGAGAAGCAGTAATAGGCAAACCTTTAATAACACAATATTGAACATAAACATCTTTAAAGTAATCATCATCATCACAAATTCCAACATAATTACGTTTAGCTTTGTTAAGTTCAATACGCAATCCTTCTTGCAGTTTAGCTTCTTTAGCTTCATCTTTAATCCAAAAACGAATAGACTTATCATTATTGATTAAAGCTGGCTCTTTTGCTATATCTTTATACAACAAACAATGTCTATATAAAAGATAATCAGCAATATTTTCAGGATAACCATATTTGTATTGTTCACTTTCAAGAGCATTAAGAGCTATAATTTTCTTTTCAAGTCCTTCTTTAAGAGCTTTAGTATTTGTTTTGTCTATTGCATCATATTCAGCATTAATTTTATCTTCAGCCTCTTTATATTTAAGATAATATCTATACTGATAATAAACAAAACTTGTATTAAGTTTAACACCTAACTTATCTACTTTTACTTGAATGTTATTCAAATACTCTTTGACTTTTGTAATATAATTTTCATTACTAGGAGAAACTCCAATAAGATTTGGAAAATAAGCATTCATTTCTTCTTTATTGCTAGCTAAAGCACGTGAAGTACGAACACAACTACCAATATACTCATTACGTTCATCTAATACTTTATCGTTAGCTTTTCTATAGAAAGAATAATTGTTTGTCAAGGCAATAGTAATACTTCTTTTATTTGTATATTCTTTACTAAGAAACGCCTCTCGTTCCTCACTATTTGAAAATTTTTGTTTTACTTCTTTAGTTTCTTCTGTGGCTTCTTTTGTTACTTCTGCTTTATTAGCATTACCATTCGTCATACCAAATTCTAATCCCATAATACTATTATTTTAAATTATTACAATACACATTTCAACAAGAACATCTTAGTTGTATTATTAACCTGCAATCCCATTGAACCTTTAATTTCATAACGAGCCATATCAACATCTGTAGCTGCATGACCAGTAGAAGGAATACCCCAAGATGCAGGAATAGGTGTCATACCTTCAATAACTTTTGCCATATATTCTTGTCCAGCTTGCTTAACAATACGAACATTCTGTACACCTTTATAACTAGACATATCAATAAGACAAGCCTGATGTGAAGTAATAGGAAGTCCTGTACGAGGATGAATCATACCATTCTGTTTAGCAGCTTCAGCAGGAGTACCGTGGTCAAAGAAAGCACAATGTTTAACTGTAATAGTATGACCATCTGGTGTTTTATACTGATTAAAGTATTTACCATAAGCAAGACCATCACCGTTTTCCATAATTTTCTTTTCTCCAAGTGGAGTAACAAAACCTTTAGCTCTTGCATCATTTTCAACTGCCAATTGGAAATCTTGAATAAATCCTTTACCACCCATAAGAACAACATCCATTGTTCCATCATCAGTATCTTTATTCAAAACATCACCAATAGTTCTTTCAAGTTTAGTCAATGTCAGATATTCACCATAAGTATCATAATTACTTTCACGACAAATTTCTAACATACCAGCAGTATGATAAATAGGTTTACCGTTATCTCTATCAATAAGTTTAACAGTACCATCAGGCAGTCTATTATATTCATGCAGCCACAAGCGTTCTTCGTTCATTACTCGCATATTCAAGTTGAACTGCCGCATTTCTTCATTAATCCAAAGTTTATTACTAGCACCATTTTCATCAATAAATTCATATTGAGTAACAGTATTAGCAAGATTACCAGCAATTTCTTTACTATATCTAAAGAACTCTAATTGTGAAGTCATCTCACCAGGACCCATAGAATTACTTCTATTACCTTTAGAATAACTTTCACTAACAGTAGGAGCTGTTAAACTCCAATATTTACCTTTAGTTAGAAGGTCTGGGTCAATAAAGAAATTCGGGTCAGGATTAGTACAAACAAGAATATATTTATATCCATAAGCACTTTGTCCACAATCTTTCTGAATACGAACTTGTGTAATACCGTCAGGTGCAAGCAAACCATATTGTTCAATAAACCAATGAGAAGCAAAATGAACTTCAAATTCAGTACCACCAATACCAGGTTTAGTATTAGCTGTATTAAAATAAGTTACATAATCAGTAAACTTCATTTTTCCCATAGTTTTCCAAGTCCACTGAACAGTCTTACAAGTAGTAATACCTCTACTACCTTGTCCTTCTGTCATAAAACTAAGTGGAAATCTATCACTATCCATACCATAATTATAAGTAAGGAAAGCATTTAATTCAACAGGACGAGTAAGCTGGAGATTAGCAATAGATTCTTCATTAGAATAACCTCTATCATCATATCTACCAGTACTCAATTTTCGCATCGTGTACATAAATAAAATGATTTTAAATTAAACATTAATAACTTCCTGCTATTTTATTAGCAGTAGAAGCAGCAGTATTTGTTTCTTCTCTCTTTGGTTTAGTAATAGTTACCTTTGTCTTTTTATTTGCAGAAGTCAATACTAATTGTTTCTTCTTTTCTTCAGCCATTGCTAAATTAATAAGACTAGTATAATCATTACCTGTAAAATCTAAATAAGCCTCAAGAAGTTGTCTTTCGCATCTTTCTCTTGGAGTCTTATTCATTAAAGAATATTCATATCTACTAACACCTTTATCATCAACTTGATAAACATAATTATAGAAATCATTCAAAGAAACAGTAACTTGTTTACCATCTCTATTGAGCATAATTACTTCAGGAAGTTTGTAACCAGCAATTTGTTTATTGTCAATTATTTCTTTGACCATTCCCCAATATTGCTCTTGTTCTTGTTGCTCTTTTATTATTCTTTCTTGTGCTTCTTTAGCAATTTGTTCTTTAATTCGTTTATCATATTCTTGCAATCCTTCTAATTCAGATTGGGCAACATCTTTTAATTGATTACTATCTTTAAGATATTTAATATAAGCATCAACATTACCTGCTCGTTTACTTTCTTTCCAAGCTTCACGAATAATAGCTTCTTGTTGAGCCTCATTATTTTCATCAATTACAATAGAACTTCTATCTTTATTTTGTCCAAATCCTTCATAAGAATTACCATTTGCAATATAATAATTAAGGAAATCATTTACAATAGGATATTTTTCAATTAATGCTTCAATACCAGCTTTAGCAAATTCTTCTTTCTTTAATTCAAGAACTTCATTAACATAAGCCGCAGCTCCTTGTGGTGTATTTTCAAATATTACATCTTTGCCATCTTCATCAGTAATTTTTGTTCCAACAGCTTCAATCATACCATTAATATCAAATACTGGAGTTTCATCTTTTTCAGAAACTTCATATTCATCAAGAAAAGCTTTTACATCGTTAACTTCTTTAAAAATATTACCATCTTTATCAACTAAATCACCTTTCTCATTAACAATATAATTATCTTCACCTAAAGTAACAACAGTTCCAACTTCTAAATTATCATCACCATTATTACCACCTTCTCCATTATTATCTGTTGGAGGAGTTTGTTCACCAGGATTGCCATTATTATCTAAAGTAGAAACTTCTTCACCATTCTTATCAACTTTAGTTTCTTCTCCTGTATTAACATCAACTTTTGTTTCTTGTGCAGCAGCAGCACTTTTTTGTCCTTCAAAACCAAATTGTAATCCCATATTTATATACGTTTAATTATTATTATGAAAACAAATATATTCATCATCAATTATATCAGCAATCCATATCGACAAGCCTATTATTAGCAATTTATTATCATTGGTGTAAAATGTTATAAATGAGCCGAAATGAGCCGATTCTTTTTGCTTCTGTGCCACTTATTTGCAGTTAGTGGACAATTCATCGAAAATGTTATAAAATGCTGGCAGAGAGCCTGAAAATCGGTCAAAATCTAGTCAAAAAATAAAGTCTGACATCATTCATCACGAACAACATCAGACTTATCATTAACATTTATAGCAATACGTCTTTCGGTTTATTTATCATATTTATTTTTATTAGACTTAGCAATTTTAAGTTTATTATTACTATCAAGAATTTTAGCATTAATTTCTCTATTTTTAAGAGCAGCATCTGTTCTATTTTTTTCTCGTTCAATATTTAGCTTTTCTCTTTCAATAGATTCTTTTATCTCGTCTAGCTTGCCCGTAGGGAATGAAGCATCATCAGAATTAAGCATAGCTTTTAAACTTTCTATTTCACTATCAAGATACTTTTCTAATGCTAAAGTTTCTCTATCTTGTTCTCCTTCAGCTTGTATCTTTGCTATTTCATTCTGTTGTTTCATCTGTTCTATCTGTTGCTCCATTTGTTTCATTGTTTCTTCATGCTTGGTTTTTGCATCTTGTAATTTATCTATAAGACGTTTAATCTCAGCACAATTATCGCCTTCAATAGCAGCAACAGCCATACTCATATCTCCATTTTGAGCAGCACTAAAAGCAAATTGTTTATATTGATTTAATTTCTCTCTTTCTTTAACAGATAGTTTTGCTTTAATAACATAATCTGCATATATATGAGAATTAACATCAAGACTTAAATATCTAATACTTCCTGTATTTTTATCTTTATATGATGTATTAAGACCATCTATCCAAGCAAGTTTAGTATAATCTAAATCTCTAGCATAATCATGTTCTCTAGCCCAATCAAACATAAACTCAACAATAACACTACCCATGCTACCACGAATAACAGCTTCTTCTGTAACACCTTTACCAGCACTATTAGCAATAGCCCCATATCGTTGAGGTGTCATATCTACTTTCATCATAGCCATCTGTTCATTTTCTTGTAACAGTTGTCCTAATTGAGTAATATAATCATTTTGTCTAGTTTCAAGCATTCTTACTTGTTGAGCTTTTAACATTCCTTGGTCATCTTCATCATCAATATAAAGAACACCATCTGCTGCCATCTTATAAATTACATCATCAGGTTTTGTACCTAATAATGATTTAGCTATCATAAGAACATTAAGTTTATTTTTAGCAATAGCCATTTCTCTATGATAAGCAACAATATTTCCAAATATTTGATATGGTTTAATAATATCAATAATACTAAATTTACCATATCCAGGAAGAAGTTCCATCAAACCATTATAAGGAAGTTTACCATTTCTATTATAATCTATTGGTCTAGCTTTAAAAGGATAAATTGAATTATGTCTACCTCCAATTCTATCACATTCATAAACTTGTGTATCCCAATACCATTCAATAGAAATATCTCCAATAGCTTTATTTAACTTATAAGTTTCATCAACAATTCGAGTTGTAATCAAACCATTATTTTGATAAGTAAGAATTCCTTTTTTAACTTCTCCTTTCCAAACAGTTTTCCAAACATCTATAAGACCTTGATTTAAATCTCTAGTCATTATAGGAACTTGTTTAATTTCAATATCATTAAATTTCTTACATATATCAGGAAATGTTTTCTTATAATTATTCCAATACCATGTATTGTCATATTCTCCACCACGATTACCGTTTTTATAATATGATATTAAATAATCTTTTTCTTTATCTGATAAATCTTCTGAATATTCATCCATAATTTGTTGTAATGACATTTTTCGTCTTTCAGCAAACATATCAAAATCTTCAACTAATTGATTATCATTTGGAGTAGGAAAAGCATCTCTATTTGAAACAACTCGTTTATGTATTGTATTTCCTTTTATTTCTGTATAAGTATAAAAACTACCAAATGTAACCCATTCAAAATATGCTCTAGCATATAAAGCAATACTATCTGTCAAATCATCTATAACATCTAATATTGCTTGTCCTTGTGCTGATATATCATCAATATAATTCTCATTAAAATCTTCTATAAATTTATCAATATCTATAGCTTGTTGAGGATTAAATTCTTCAGGATTACCACCTTGTTGTACAAATGATTGTAATTCTTGTTGTATTCTTTGTGCTATTTGTTGTTGTACAAGCATAGTTAATTCTTGATTTAATTTTACATTTCTAGCCAATACAACTTCAGGATTATTAGCACTTACAATAAAATCATGAGCATTTTGTATATATTCTCCAACATATCTTCTTATAATACCACTAACAATATCATAATTTCTCATTGTTGCTGGAAATCTTTTATATTTTTCTTCTTTAACATTATAAGGATTTAATATCTTCTTATAATCATCTTCTGATATATTTTCTTTTAAAAAGTTATATTTATCTTCTATATCTTTTGTATCAATACAATTAAGTCCAGAAGATATAACATAATCACAACAATTAGCATACCATTCAGGTTTAGCTTTTTCAGCAGCAGAAACTTTCTGTTGAGGAAAATCTACATTTTGTTTATATCCTATAACATCCATAATTAATACTTTTTTCTACAAATAAAATAATATCTATAATATCACAATCAATTCCACTATGTTTTATAATAGTAAATAATTATTGGTGTCAATCAGTAAACCATTCTCGATTCCAAAAATCATTTTTAGATTTTTCATCTAAATCTTCTACTTTCTTCTTTGTTTGCATATCTAATTTACCTTTTATATCTAATGATTTATAATATATTGCATATAACAACATTTCTGATACTCGGTCAAAGTTTCCTTCTGCGTTCCATTTCTTTAATTCTAATATAGATTGATAATCATATATTTTAGTAAAAGCATATATATCTTCTCCATTATCAGTTTTACCTATTACTTCATATAATGTTTCTTTTAATAATCGCAACGCATCAAGTTTCTTTGCACCATCTGTAACAACATATCCGTAAGTTGTACTAAATTTACCTTTAATAGTAGAATCCCAAACAAATAAAGGCTCATGTGCAAGATATTGTAAAGCTTTCCATTTCTTCATATTAGAAACAGTTTCACCTCTATTTACTTCAACAATACCTGTTCCATAACAATGATACCAAACACAAAGCATATAAAATATTTTATCAGCTTCTTCAAGTTTATCTGGTCTACCATAATAAGCGGCACAACACTTAAATTTATATCCATTTCTAGCAGAAGGATTTTCCCAAACTCTTATACTATTATGCGAATGTTTATTTGTAATAGCTTTCTTTTCTTTATCAATACCGACAGGGTCATAAGTAACAGTATATGTTCCTCTAGGAATAACTTTACGTTGTCCAAATTCAGTATATTCAATATCATATTTAGGAGGAAACCAAACTCGAACACAACCATGAGGGTCTTCATTTCCTTTTCGAGGAACACCGTTTATCCAATCATATATTTTAGCAGTTGGGTCTTCAGCTTTAATTCGTTCATTACTTTTAAAACTAACAACTCCATTTTGCATAAATAATTGCCCATCAACATAAAATTTTAAATTATTATCTAATCGAAGTTTATCTTCCCATTTATTAAATTCTTCACTTGCAAATATATTTTCAGTTGCACTACTAAATGTTTCTGCTGGAAATAATGCTCTTTGTCCACAATAGTTAATATAGTCTGCATAAGTTTTAGCATTAGCTTTCATATTTTTTCTACCTCTATCAGCTAATTGTAAACCTATATCAATACGCGAATTACCAAATTCATCAACACCTTTAACACCATTTATTTCTCCTTCAATACCCCATGCATAACTTTTAAAAAATCCACATACTTCATGTCTACAATCTTTATCCCAAACATTTTCAAATGGCATAAAATTATATCCTTTTGGATTATAAAAATTACTTTCAAATACTTGCATATTAGTAGCAGTAGCTGTTCCCCATGCAACTAACATACCTGTAGTAATATCACCAACAGTCATTGCAGGTTCAGTTACAAACATAAAATCATCAAAATTATCCATTGTAGATAATTCTTCTACATTAACTCCAATAGCATCTTTACCAATAGCACAGTCTGGGTCATTAGCAGCAGATACAGAAATAAGAGAACTTTGCCAACTATCTTCACTTTCAACTCCATTAGGTAATCTAAATCCTAAACGAAAATCCTCTACATTAGGACTAAATATACCTCTTTTAAACATAGTCTTTTCTTCATAGAATTTTAGACTATTAATTGCAAAGTCAGTTAAACCTCCTTTTTTAGTTAGATATTTCTTATCAGATGCAACATTTATAAAAACTTTATGTTTTTGAAGATTAATAGCATTAGCACTTCTAGCAGCCATCATATAGCTAAAACCTCCACGACGGGTCTTAACAATAATAATATGAAAACCATTATTTCTAGCAAATTCTAGAACATTATGTGTCCAATATTGAGCATCTATAAATTTAGGAAAACTATATTTCTTTTGGCCAACTCCACCTTTATTGCTATTGATAACACTTGCATCATCAGTCATACTCATTCGAGTATAATTAAGAAAATTATAATAATCTCCACTTATATGAATATCTTCTATACTACCATCAGGATTTTCCCAACAAGGTGCAGAATATCCATAATATCTTCTATGTGTTTCTCTTTTTCTTAATTGTCTATAAGGAATACTATCTTTCTTAAAGTTTGTATATTTACCTTCTTTTTTAAATATATCAGCCATTTCTGTAAATAAATGAGTATTTACAAATCTACCTGGTCTAATATTCATAAGAAATCCACCACTATCTCCAATAAGAAAATTATTATAAGGGTCACAATATCCAGCTTCAGCAGCAATTTGATAATGTGATTTATCTTCTTTAATAAATTCAGCAAAAGGATATACTTCTTTAGCCATAACTATATTTATTTAATTAATAAAAACAATAAAAGCGAAGTCGCTAATCCACCAGCAACTCCGCCATATATAACATTTCTCTTTTTATATTTATCAACATCATGTTGTAATTGTTGATTTATTCTTTCAGTTGCTATAGCAGCATCTTTCATTTTATTATAAGCATCTTTATATATATCTATTTTCTTATTTTGAAGATAAATTATACTATCTTTTAAAGCTATAATATTATTTTTAAATTTATATTTAATAAATATTTTGTTAGCTTCTCGAATTTCATCAATACTAATTTTAATACTATCTTGCTGTAGCTTGCCCGTAGGGAATGTAATGCTATCATTACTTACATTCTTGCAATAACTGTCTAAACAGAATAACTGCACTATCATTACTAAGATTATCTGCTTTATTGATTTCATCTTTCATTGTATTATTAATTGTTATTATTGTACTATCTTTTTGAATAATATTATATTGAATAGAGTCAATCTGAAGTTTATTAAAAACAGTATCAACATTGCATTTATTAAAGACTTCTACATTTTTTATTTTATTGACAACAAACAACGTTAAACTTAAATTAATTATCTCTATAATCAACACCATTATAATAATCTTCTTCATAACTCTATTCAATTATAATTTTATTTTAAAGTAACTAATTTATTAAATAAATCAAGTTTCCAAATTCCAGTTTCTCTAAGTCCAAGACTTCTTTCTGCAAATTTAATTGCAGCAACAGCGCCTTGATTAACACAAGTATCAAACATAATATCTGCAACTTGTTGATTTGGAATTTCATCTAAATCAAAACAATCCCAATATTTATCTTTATATAAATCATAAACAGCTTTTTCAAGTTCAGGATTTCTATTAAGATAACCTTTAAAATCTTTAGGATGTTCTTTTTTAGTATTATCAATTATACGCCATCCTTTCCAATCAGAATTATATTTTCTTGAAATTCCTTTATAAGTTTCTCCACCTTTATCATCTGGGTCATTAACATAACCGCCTTCTTTACAAAGAACTTTATCTAATGCAATTTTAAAATTAGCCATAATTTAAACATTTATTATTGTATCAAACAAAGATATTGAATTTATTTTATTAAAATGATATGCTTCTATATCAAATTCATTACAATTAATAGATTTAAAAGTAATCCAAAGTTTATATCTTTTTACTTGTAATTTAAACTTATGATGAATTACATAATAACCATGTTCTTTAACTGTTCTACGAATTTCAACAAGTCTATAATTTTTCTTTTGTTTAATAATTTCTTTAATTATTTTCATGATATTTTATTAATTCATTAAATCTGTTTAATAATTCTTCTTTAGTAAGATTATCATCAAAAGTACCTTCTGTTAATTGATTATTTTTATATAAACAATATTTTGTACACCAATTATTATTAGTGGCAATTTTTGCATTTGGTTTTCCATCAAATATTGGATGTATTTTAATATTAATATATCCAATTTGATATTCATTACCATTTACAACTTTTTTAATTTCGCCATAACAATATTTACTTATACTCATAACATCATTCATTTAAAACTCTTAAAACCCAGCCTCTATAATATTTTATATTATTACCTTTTGCAGCTATATTAGTATAATGTCTTATTCTTTCTAATTTATATTTAGCAACAAAAAGTTCAGCTGAAATAGTTGTATCACATTTATAAGCATTAAGACTATCTTGAGTTCGTCGAAGTAATTCTTTAGTAAGAACAAGTTCTTTTAAACTCGTTGAATCTTGCCCGTAGGGAACATAACGTATTTCAGGAACAGGTTTACTATTAAATATTGTAGCAAGTATAATAGTTACAATTCCAATAACAATAGCTATCACAAGATATAAATCTTTATTCATTACATTTCAAGTTTAAATTGTTGTTTAACTTCATTAGCTTTAAGTTTCATTTTCCTATCAGCTAAAACTTTATCTATCTCTGCACTTCTATAAGGCATAACATAAAATTTAGTTTTCTCAATAGGATTATCTTTTATATGATAAAGACCATCTTCAAATCTTTTCGGCATACCATATTCATTAAGTTCATAATCACAATCTATATGTAACAACCATAAACCTTTTAATGTCATACCTGTTATAATTTCTACAGCTTTAGCATATAAACTAATTTGTAAATTATATATAGAACCATTACAATTATCCATATGAGTTAATGGTGGTAATAATGTTTCTTTTTTTTGCACCCAAATATTAGTTAATTGAATAGGATTTTGTTTTTTATCTTTTTTATAAAATCCTGCTTCAAACTTTAAACCATCTCTATTCGACTTATAATCTCCAACAACATAATTTCCATCATCTCTAACTAATAACACGTCAATAGTTCCAGATATTAAATAATCTATTAAGAAAAAACCTATTTCAGCATATATTTTATATCCAGCATTTGTATATTTTTCATAAACAGAATATACATCAGGATATTTATTATTAGTTAATTCAATAAAATCTTTTATATTTAATAATTTATATTTAGCTTGTATATTATTTAAATCAGCAACAGTTATCATTTCACCATCTTTTGTGCCATAATATTTAACAGCTTGTTGAAATTGACTACTATTGCGAACAGCATCTTCTAAATTATTATGAACTTTATTACCTGCATTACAAGCATAATCTGTTATTTCTTTCCATTTATTTTCTAATTCTTTTACACTAATTCCACTTTCTTTTGCTTTTTTATGAAGCCAATATTCTTTATTAAATTTTGGAACATAATCATGTAATAATTGAGTAGTAGATTTATAAGAATTACCTAAACTATCTGTATATTTATGTTCAGCTTCATTAAAAAACAATCTAACATCATTATATATTTTAGGTATCTCCATAATAAAACTTCCATTTAAAACCACCACAAAGAGTTCCTCTACCATTACAACATCTAGATATATTTTGATAATTTAAATTATTATCTTTTCCAGCTTCTGCAATACTATCATAAATCTTTATAATTTCATTTGTCTTATTATTTATTTTAGCTATACGCTTTTTATGAGCGGAAACCTCATTCAAATTATTTAAATCATCTTCATATCTAAATATAAAACCTTTAACAGTTTGTTGTCCTTTTCTATGAGAACAACAATTTGCAACTTCACCTCTTGTAGCACCAATGGCTAATTCTGCATCATGAGTGCTATCAAATATATAAATTAATTTTTTAGTATGTTTATCAAATTGATAAACCTTTTTACCTTGAGAATAAGTAGTGTTATCTTTAGCAGTCATCCAATTTAAATTAGATGCTCTATTATCTGTTTTAATTTCATTAATATGATTTACTTGTGATAAATTATTTGGATTTGGAACAAATAACATGGCAACAATTCTATGTACAGGATATGTTTTACCTTCTATTAAAGCCATGACATATCCTGTTTTTGGATTAGGAGTATTAAATACTATTTTAGCTTTTCCACTTTTAATAGATTTAATTCTACCCATATTACTAACAAAATAACCTTTAAATTCTTTCCAAATTTCATTCGGTAAATCTTCTACAGTATTTGTATAAAAATTATTTTGTTTATTTGAAATCGAAAAATTAAATTTAACCATGATTATACATCTTCTTCAATCATACTAGATTCAGCATTATTACCACCTCTAACTCGTATTGTTTCTTCTTCAAGTTGTAATTGTTGTTGTGCTTCATTTAAACTTTTAATAAGATTTGGCAAATCTGTAATCTTTTTATTAAGTCTATCCATTATATCAATAACAGATGTAGCATCTTCATCACTTAAACCGCTACTTAATTTGTTATTTAATAATTCATTTAAAATATTACCAGCAAGAGTAACATTATGAATAGCTTTTTGTAAAGATTCAACAGCAGTTCCAACTACACCTATTCGTTCATCATGATAACGCTTTATAAGTTTTTCTACTAATAAATCAGGTCGATAATTAACAGGTAAATCAAAGTTTTCTATTGCTCTTTTTAATGCTTCTTGCCTACTAAGTCCTTCTTGCATACAAGGTCCTTTTGGGTCAGCAAGATAATATATAACACCAACTTCTTTTATATACATTATTTTATCAGGAGTATTATCTCTAAGATATAATGCTTTAACATCTTTATCAAGAAGTTGTTTTATATTAGGAGCTTTTGGCATACCTGTATCATCAATCGTCAAAAGTCTATCTATTTGTATCATCTGTTAAAATCTCCATATAACTATCATGTACTTCTTGTATAAAAGGAATATCAATCATTTTCTTTTTAAATTCATAATATAATTTAGCAAATCTCATTCCTTTTTTTCTACAAAGATTTACATAATCAGTAAATTCTTTACCAGGTGTAAGTTTAAATGCTTTCTTTCTTGCAATTTCTTCATCACGTAATCTTCTTTCTTCAATAGAAGCTGCTCTTAAAAATTCTTTTTTTTCTTCTTTAGTAAGATTATTACTTTCAGAAAGAAAATTCTTATATTTCTTTAATACATTTCTACGAATAAGATTTTTACGAAATTTACCAATATAAGGAATATGAACTCCATTATCGGCACGAAATTGAATACTTGCTTCTAATTCTAGACTTTCAATAATACTTGCACAAAGCAATCTTTCATTATCATTAGCAAAAACTATATCTTTTAAAACATCATCAAACTTTTTATAAACAACAGGATAGTCTGTATTTATATCTTCTCCATAAAAAACATCATCCATATTATCTAATTGTAGCTTGCCCGTAGGGAAATGTTAGAACTTCATTATGCTCTCAAATTTAGCATCTTTAGAATATACAGCTTTAATATCACAATTAGGAATAACTTTATATTCTATAAAATAACAATCAGGAGCATTATTTTTAGCTTCATTATTAGTTTCATTACCTGTCTTAAAATAAGAACCATTCATAATTGACATATAAAGGTCTTTATCATCTGCACAATATTTACCAACAGAAGCAAAACTATTAATATTATTTGGAACATAAAAATGAGTTCCACGTTCAATAGATAAAGCATCTATGATAGGTCTATCACAAGTTTTATATTTATTAGATTTAGCAATAATTGGAGTAACATCAATACTAATATCTGATTTATTTTTTACACTCATTACACAATTAAACAATTTATCTTTATAACAAATTGCTAACAATGAATAATGTTCAGCAACTTCTACATCTTTAAGAAGTTTTTCAAAATAATCTGTATTAATTTCATTAATACTAGTAGGAACTATAATTCCATAATTCTTTAAATCACTTTTAATTTTCAACATAATCAATAATTTTATTTAGTTATACAATTAATTCCTAGTTCTCCAAGATTAAACTTTCTATTAGTTTTAACTTTAATTTCTTCTCTAGTTTCTTCTTTAGCTTTTATAACAGCATTTTGTCTTTTATTTTTACTTATAAATGCTTCAGCTCTTTCAATAACTTTATTCATATCATTATCATTTATAATTTCATCAATACAATTATAAGTAATATTATTGAGATAAACAATAGCTGTAACAATTTTTAACAATTAAGCTGATTAATAACATCTATATAAATCTATCTTATATTATATATCTTATATAGATATATTATCTATATTATATATTATATTATTATATAATTATATATAGCTATAATAAGCTAATATAAAGACAGGTTTACAGCTAATATAACAGAAGATAAATATGATTATATAAGAGAAGATGAATATAATAAACCCTCTATTAAAGATGATGATTGAATAGCCCCCTAGTTGTTGATGATAGAAATAATTGAGATGACGGAGATAATAATTATAAGTTGTGATTGGAGATAGAGATAAAGTGAGAGGTGAAGTTAAAGATGAAATTGTAATTAAAATTATGATTAAAGATAGAAGTGAAGTTAGAATAAAACTGGAAGTGAGTTAGAGATGAAATTAGAAATGGAGATAAAGTTAGGAGTGAAGATTAGAAGTAAAGATGTAAGTGAAAGTAAAGGTGAAGTAGAATTTAGAAGCAGAAATAAAAGTATAAATAGAATTTAGAATTTATAGTTGTGAAGGTGAAGCTATGTATAAGAATCTCTGTATTTTAAAATTGATTAAAGACTCTCTATATACAATAGATAATTATAATAATAAAGATAAAGATATTAAAAACAATTCAATTAATAAAACATATAAAGAATGAAGTAAAATTATAATGATTTAAAATAATGAAGATATAATAGAGTTTACCCTTTCTAAAAGTGATTGAACATCCTCTTATATAATAGGGGATTATGATAAGGATATTAAAAATAATTCAAGTAATAAAGCAGGTGAAGAATAAAGTAAAAATTATAATTATTTGAACGATAAAGATGTAATAGAGTTTATAGTAAAATTTAGAATTTATAGTTATAAAGATGAGGCTATGTATGATAGACCCCCGCCCTTCTAAAATTGATTGAACACCCCCGTATGCTAAAGTTGGAAAAAATAACAAAGTTGATTATTCTCATGGTAATAACATAAAAGATTTTGCAGTCGATGTTGATTGTGCTAAAACTGATAATTATGGAATACATAGAAAATGATTTTACTGATGCTTTAATAGAAGCAATATGTGGTGAAAATGTTGAACTATCAAATGATTAATGCATGAAAAAGATTATCTTTAAAGCATTAGCTACTATTTTCTTATTGACAGTAGCTATAGTATTTGGTATTGCATTTCTTAATTATTATCATGTAGATAATACTAATGCGATGTTGTGTGCTGTTGTTAGTAGTTGTGCTATTGCAACAAATGTATTATGTTTAGATTAGGCTGGTATTATACCAGCTTAATCAAGCTGTTGTATCTCATATTAATGACATAAAAGATTTTGCCGATGATGTGTGTCGGTTATAATTT